AGCCAGCTACATCGCCGCGGCCGGGGGGAACGCTCAGGAGCACCTGAGCCACGCCTCGCCGGCCATGACGAGGGATCACTATCTTGATCCGCGGATCACCGGCCGACAGAGCGGGCTGGAATTCCTGCCGCGGCTGGAGCTTGAGCCTGTACCAAATCTGTCCAAGGCGAGCCCGGAGCATAGCCCGCCGCCACCGCCGCAATCATAGGGCTGATGGAGCAGACGCAGGCTATGCTCCCGGCCCCCGAGGGCAGGTGCCATCCGGGCAAGCTCCGCATGGGCAACGCTCAATCCGCTCCCTGCCGTCCGGCCCGGCCCGGAGAACTCGCCCGAGCCCTCCGCAGGGGCAGGGGGGCTTGGGTGCTGGTGCTGGCGGCCGCGGGGGCGCCGGGGGCTCAGGAGCGACGTCTGGAGCCGCAGCAGCGTAGGCCACCGCCACCGCAGCCGCCGCAGGCGGGTAGGCCTGCTCAAGGCCGGAGGGCTCCGCCGAGAGCGACGCGAGGAGAGCGAGGAGGGATTGCCACATTAGAAGGATCTCCCGTGATCCACCACCGGGAATCCATCGGCACCGATCGCCTGCTGCACCATCTGCGGCTCCGGCTGCAGAGCCGGCTCCGCAAACGCGAGGCCCCAGAGCATCAGCTTGGCCAGCCGAGCAAGGCCGGAGAGCACCGGCCGCGATGGCCGCGGCGGCTCAGGCCGGATCGGCGAGGCCGGCGAGGATGCGAGCCACCAGCCAAGAGCCAGGGCGACGAGAACGGCGGCGATCGCGGAGCGGTTGCGCATCGGGAGCCTCACGGGGAAAGGGAATAGATTCCGGCGATGATGGATGCCGGCTGACGTCGTGCAGCAGCTGCTGGCGGCGCCGGCTCGAACCATGCGCCGTGATCGAGATCACGGGCCGCGAACCCGTTTACGCCACCGACAACAAAGGAATCGGATTGTCGGAGGATGGCCTCAATGTCCTGGCGGGAGCACCAGAAGCTCCCCTCCGGCATATCGGCCGGCCAGCGCGGGCCTTTTACCCAGGCTGGATACCAGCTGTTTGCCACCAAGACGCCGTCGCGAGAAGATCCATTTTTCGCGTATCGAACTCCGATCACGCAGAGGCAATGCCCCCAGTTGCCACCTCTCTTGAGAAAGCCATCTGCGTCTCTGACGCGGCCGCTCCCCTCAAATCCAACGTCCGAACAGACAGGCACGCACAGCCCGTTTTCCAAGGCGGCGCACAGTGAATCCCATGAGTCGCAGAGTGCCACCTCGCGTGCTGTGTGGGCATTGGCCGTGACGGCGAGAGCGTCCGGCACTCCGCTATTTCCCCACTTCCGGGAAAGCGGAATCGAGTATTGAGTCAGATCGACATCGCCATATTTCTCACGAAACAAAATTCCGCCGCGGCCGCTCTTGAGGCCTTTCACGTAGCGGGCGGCGGCCGCTCCATAGCTGCCATCTACGTACCCCGCGGCCTTCACCGGAGGGAGGCGGCCCAGCGTTCTTGAACCGCCGTAAATGTTTTCTGTGCTGACAAGCAGCGGCGGTTTGGCCAGCTCTCCCTGCGTCCAATCGACGGCAGCGCCCAAATAAATTCCCAGCCCCCACCCAAAAGAAACGCACGTCCCCGCATCGCCCTGATCCCAGAGCTTGAACGGTGTGCCATACACCTCACGGTGTGCTCGATCAGCGGCCCGATAAAGGAACGTGTCGCGGCCCTTGGCATTCCTCATTACCTCCGGTGCTGCGCCGCTGAATAGCGGATGCTCCAACGCGCCCAAGAATTCTTTCACGCCGGCCGGATCCGGCTGGTAGCCGAAATTCGTTTCAACCTTTGCGGCGAGATGGTTTGTGTATCTCTGCACGATCGCGCCGAGCGCGGCCATCACGATCACGAACGTGATCGCACTCCAGCTCCACGCGGTGGCTTGCTGCTTCGTCATGGATTCCACGCCTCCAGCGAATCGCAGAGATCCTCAAGCCAATCGGCCGCGAACGCGAGGAGGCAGGCGGAGAGCGATACCGGCACCGCGACGCAGAGCACCGCGAACCAGGCGAGATCGGCGAGGAATTGGAGAAGATGGCGGCTCATCGTGCGGCGGCCTCCGCAGCGGCGGCCACCTCGCGGAAGGCTCTCACCCACGTAGCTCGGCCGTCGGCGTCCACCGGCCCGCCGCTGGTGCCGACCTTCGCGTTAAGGTAGGCCTTGATCGCATCGCGGACTCTCGGCTGTTTGGCTCCGAGCGTCTGGCCGCGGCAGCGGAGATCGCGGGCGGTGGTGCGGAGATCGTCAAACGCGGCGCCGGTGCGGAGCCGTGGCTCGGCCTTCGTGCCGTCAAACTCGATCGCGTCGGCCAGCTCGCCGAGGAGAGCCGCGGTGGTGGCGGCATCGACGGCGGCATCGGCACCGACGAACGTGCCGCGGAGATCCAGCGGCGATTCCGGCAGCGGAGCCGGAGACGGCGCAGCATACGGCCACGCCGCACAGAGCACCGCCACGCCGATCAGTAGGCTCGCGATCAGAGCACGCCGATTCATTTGGCCTCCACCGGCAGAGCCTCAGAGATCAGATCAAAGGCCTTCCGCAAATCGTCGCCGAGGAGCTCGTCGGCGGCGAGCCGCCGGCGGATGGCTGCGAGCTGCTCACGCTCGCTGGTGGGAGAGGGCGGAGCTTTGGCCGAGCCGGGCGGAGCCGGGGGAGGTGGGAGCGTGGCGGCCGGGAATTCGATGCGGCCCGGCGTGTAGGCGGCCGGCTGGCCGGCAGGAGCCGTCCACCACAGATAGGCCACAGCGGCGCAGACAAAGAGCACGGGGATCGTCATGCGACGGCCTGCTTTCTGATCATCGGGAGGAGCGAGTCGATCATGCCGCCGGCTGCGGCGAGAACGATTGAGCGGATGGCCGGCCGCAGCAACAGCCAGGCGGGAGTGGCGAGCCACGGCACGCACGCAAAAGCGACGGCATCGAAGAGGATGCCGATCATCTGCACGGCCCAGAGCTTTTTGTCTTGGCCGTCACCGCTCATCGTGTCGAGCCCGGCCACAGCCAGGCGGAGCAGTGCCACCATCAGCGAGCCGAACTCAGCCACCGTGAGGCCGCCAGCGGCCTTTTCCTTGGCATCGGCGATGAAGGCCTCGACGGCTGCGGTGAGTTGCTCTGGAGTCACGGTAGGAGCCCTTGTGCGATTGCTTGTTTCACCGCCGATACCGTCGTGCCGAGCTTGTACGCCAGCCATTCGAGCTCTCGCTGCGAGTAGGCCGGCCGGCTGGTGATCTTGCCCCACGATTCGTGTTTCTTGACCGAGTCAAAGAGCGTCAGCACTTCACCGGCGGCAGGCACTATTTCCTGCCCGTCGGATCCGCGCCGCCAGTGGGAGCGAGCGATCACTCTCTCACCCTATTCCGATCTCGGCTCAGGCCGGGAGGGGGTGTGGCCGTGCTCTTCGCGATAGACCACCAAAGCGATCGCGGAGTAGGCGCAAATATCCTTGAGCGTGTCCTCAATTCCGTCGAATTCGCAGTGGCCGGTGCGGCAGACGCTCCGGAGCCGCTGCATCTTGTCGGCGATGCGGAGCAGGCAGCCTTTCCACGCGGCGATGCCAACCATATCGGCGCCGTTGCGAATGTTTGCGAGAGCGTCAACGTCATCGCCGTAGTCTTGGCTCTTCCTATCGTGCAGCTCCGCGATCTCCGCGAGTACCGCATGGAATTCCGGCGAGCCGGCCTTTCGCCGGAGGCTCGTCCCCTGCTCGAGCTCCGCCGCGGCCTGCAAGATGTAATCCGCCGTTATCGATTCGCCAGCCATGCTTCCAACTCCGTGAGTGAATAAACCACCGGCTTGCCGAGCCGGAGAAAAAATGCAACCTCGTCATCTGCTCCAAGCGATTCGTTCTGGTAGTAGCAGCCTCCGCCGTGGACGCCAACAGCCGCGGCCATCCGCAGGCAGACGTCACAGCGGGTGATTATCTCGTTGTCGTAATCGATCCAATCTTGATACTTCCGCGGGTGAGTGAGGTGCTGGAAATGGCTCCAGAGCGGAGCGATCGGCACCACGCCCATAGAGAGCAGATTGTCCCACATGCGCAGCTGTGCCTTTACGTTGAGAGCCTGATCTCCCTTTGTGTAAGGCGACGCGATGTATACCCAAGGTTTCACGATTGCCTTACCTTTCCTTCGGCGGTGATTCGCAAATTGGTAACGTCAAATTCGCCATCCGCCTGGACGTCAACCAACGCGAATCCGTGATTCATTTTGTTGATAGGTGCATAGGCCGGATGCAGCTCGCAGAGGCACCCGGTGCTCCAGCAGAACACCTCGCGGCCGAACATGTCCGGTTCGCAATGGCCGCTTGTGCGATGGCCGTGCCCTTCGAGCACCGTGTGATTGAGACGGAGGAATGCGCCGCGTGCCTGATTTACCGGGGAGCTGATCCCCTTGCCTTTCTCGTGGCCGTGGAGCACCGGCAGCTGCCCGAGCATCACGATTCTCTTATCCTCCACGAGCGTGATATTGTGCTTGTCAAGGTGGAGCCAGCGATCAAGGCCCATCTCCGGCATATCGGAGATTTCCGGAGCGTGTTGCCAGAGCCAGTGGTTCCACCGCTCTTCGTGGTTGCCGGCCTTGAGAACGATCGGAATATCGGGGAACGCGGCCCGGAGCGAGCCGAGCACCTCGCGGATGGCGGCGAGCTCCGCCTTGAAATCTCTCTTGGCGGGATCCTTATCAAAGCGGCTTATGGCGTAGAAATCGCAGAAGTCACCATTGATCAAGAGGCCGGCGATCTCCCTGTTTTGCATCAACTCCACCGCTGCCTTCACGGCGATCTCGCTGTGATACGGCACGTGCAGATCGGAGATCACACCGACAACTCCGACAACGCCAAAATCGTGAACCACCCACGGCTCCGCGAGCGTCGGCGGTAGATCGATGCCTTGGCCTGGTGCTCGAGCTGGCCGTTTGGCCACGGCGCCGGTGCGATTCTTTTTCTTGGCGCCGCATTGCCCAAACTGATACCGAACGCGGGAGCGTGCTCCGTCGAGCGTAATCGCTCCGTTGGTTCGCTCCACGAGCTTGCGAGCGATCGCCCGAGCCGGGTGATGAGGGAACTTCCGGCAGAGCTCGCGGCAGACTTTGGTGATCGGATCAGCCATTCTCTTCTTCCTCCTCAGAGCGGAATCCGGCGTGATGGACGATGGCCGCGAGCGTGTCGGCGAATTCGCTCACGGGATCCTCAGCGAGATCGGGGAACCGGGCGTGAACAACTTCATGGATGAGCGTGTTAAGGCGATCCTCGCCGGCGAGCTTGTCACTGATGCGGATTGTGCGCCGCTGGTAGTTGCAGTCTCCGTGGATCGTCGCCGGCACTTTGCAGTGCCGTATTTTCCATTTCGCACCGGCGATCCATACCACCATGTTTGCCACCAGCGGGCCTCCGAGGGCAGTGAATGTAGCGTGGCGTAGGAGCCAGTCAAACCGGCGGGGGCTCTGGGGATTCTGGGGGGAGGCCGATTCCGATGGCTCGGCCGGCTTCATTGAACCACTCTTGCCGGCCATCGCATCCGCAGTCGCCGCCGACGATGGCGGCGACGCGTTCCTTTGTGATGCCGATCGTGGTGAGGCCGGCGGCGATCATATCTCCCAATCCCATCGGCTGCGGGCCACGGCACTCGGCGTGGATGTTGGTGTTACGGTGCCGAGCCAGCCGGCCGCACGTGGTGCAGCGGTGGAGGCCAAGCTCAACTGTTTCAAATGTGCAGAGCGTCATGGAACGGAAACCGTGATGGTGGCCTCCGTGAAATAGAGCGTGCCTGCAAAACCGGAGTAGCCGGATACCTCCACTTGCGCCGGCCCGAGATCTTGAGCAGAGGTAGCGTCATACACGCCCGTGGAGCCGCCGCCAGAGCAGATCGTTTTGATGGAGAGGGTAGGATCTGGAATCAGTGCTCCGGCGTTAGCTCCCAGCCCCGACGCTCCGAAGCTGAGCGCAGAGATTGCGTGTCCTGTTGTTACCGTCCACGGGGAAGACGTTGACGGTGCCAGCGATACGCCTACGCATGAGCCCCACGAATACTTATAAACGTTTCCGTAATAAACTCCGATTCCTCCTGTCCTGTTTGCGCATTTGTCGCAATACAGGCGAGCGGTGAAGTAGATCGTCCCGGCTCCACTCCCAAGGGAGTATGTGCCTTCGTACCACCAGCCCGTGTTGCAGCCAGCGGGCGTGCCTCCTTGACGCACCAGCGGACAGACAACTGCCGGCAGCCCATCCAATGCCGCCTTCACGGCGGTGAGCGTCGCGGCGTCATTTCCCGGCAGGCCGCCTTCCGTCGTCGTGACATTGTCCAGCGAGATTGTTACCGATGGTGGCACGCATGGGTAGAAGACGGCAGCGCCACCAGCTACATCATTGAGCGTGGCCCCAGTCTCGCAGTTTCCGCACCCGCACACGCCGCAGCCAGGCTCAATCGTGAACGTGGCGTTCGCGTAATTAAGCACCGTCGTTCCAACGGTGATCTTTGCTTCCGCGAGCCTGTTGTTTGACGTCCAGAAATGGAGCGTTTTCTGGCCAGACATGTTGCACATGCTGTACGTCGAAAAGAAGTCCTCAAGGCCGACGGTTTGAAATGAGAGATATCCGTTGCTGCCCGAGTTTTCGCTTGCGGAGCCTTTAAGGAACCAATACTCGCATCCGTCCTGCGGCACATTTTCCCTGTCGTTGCCATAGCCCGCATCGCCTGCGCCGTTGAGGCTAGCCGCTCCGATCAGAGTGGTTCCAAGGCTTGCTGATCCGCTCCAGACTCCAGATTGATCGTCGATGATGCACTGAAGAGCGTACTGAAGCACGCACTCCGAATAGATGCGAGCGTGGCCAAACGTGTTTCCGTTGTAATTGCGATCGGTTCCGATCGATGATGAAAAAACGAGATTCTGGTATTTCGCCAGCGCCGTACTTGAGAGCGTCGGCCCGCTGGAGGAAGTCACTGTCCCAAGTGTCACGCGAAGCGTGAGGCAGTTAGGTGGAGGCGACTGGGGATCACACTGGCACGTGCATCCGCCGCCGCCGCTGCCGCCGCAACACTTAGAGCACCCGAACAGCATCAGACGCACTCCGCAGCGATCAGGTGCCACGTCGAATCAATCAGCGTGCAGGCCACCCAGGCCGGGCCGGTGACGGTGGCGAATACGTTGGACGATGTGAACGTAGTTCCCTTCGACGTGCCGCTCCCGTAATACTCGGTGACGGTAGCCGGGGCGCCTTTTGTCCACGTGCTGCTAACTTTCCCGAGGCGTGTCATCGGCCCTCCGGTGTCGAAAAGAAGCAGAGCCCATTGCCCGTTTCCGGTGCCTTGTTTCCATAGAATCTTCACGGCCCCGGAGGAGGCCGAGGCAAAAGCACTTGTGCTCCCGGCCTGCGGCGCCGCGAACCCGTGGCTCGCGTCGCTCACGTCAACCTTCGCTTGCACCACGCCAGCAACCGCGGCCCGTCCGATCTTCCCATTGGCGATCGGCTCCACCGCCACCACGAATCCGCCCACGGTGCCGGTAGGCGGCGCCACGCCGATCACCGCTGGCGACGTCTGCCACGAGAGCAACGCGGCCCCGGTGGCGCCGCTCGGAGCGATCACCATCCCCGTGATCGCGAGCACGCCCCAGCGGCCCACCGCGGCGCCGGAGTCGTTCCGGCAGAGGATCGTGTGATTGGGTGCTTGCGGCCCCTGGACGCCATCGGCGGAAACGTCACGCGGAGAGCCGAGCACCTGCTCGGTGGCGTCCACCATCCGATTCCAAGAGCGGGCCGTGATCGCGTTATTGAGCTTTTGCCCTGGCTCGAGCTTGCCGTCGTTGCGTGGCATCAAGTCACTCCCGTGGTGCCGATGCCGAGGGATGAGAAGGTGCCATCGCGGTAGACCTTGTTGACGTACACCTCGATGGGCTTGGCGTAGAGCTGGCTGGTGGTGCTGTTGGCCTCTTGCTGGTAATTCACCCACATATAATCGTGGCCCTTCTTCTCGATGCCGGTGATGTCTCCAACGGTGATCGCCGGGATTGTGCCGGAGGCTCCGGCATTTGGCGAGGCCACGAACTTGTAGCTCAGGCTCCACGGCCCATTTCCTTTGTCTGTGTCTGATTCTTGGCTGCCGGAGAGGCCGAGGAAGAGCACCTCGCCAGCGGCGAAGGTGCGGAAAGCGGCATCGTTCACGGTGCCGGTGAGGGAAGCCGCTGTCTTGATATAGGCCGACGTCACGTAGGCCGACGGCACATCGTAGGTTTCCGTCCACGAGAGGGCCGGCTCGACGATATCGACTCCGTCCACGCGATCGCCGTTGACGTTGATCGCGTTCTTCCGCGGCGTGGCGGTGGCTCCCGCAAGAGCGTATGCCGTTTCGCTCTTGGCCTGCGTGATGTGAGCCGTGCCGCCGCTGGTGTCGAATTGCCGCGTCCGCCGCAGCGGAGCGGGGCTCTGAACGGTGAGATCGTCCGCTCCGGCCTTCTCGTACTGAATCGTTACCTTGAAGCACTCATCGCCGAGGTAGTCGGTGGAATAGCTTTCGGCCCGGAGCTTGAAGCTCGCGGCGCCGCCCATCGTCGGGTAGTTCCAATACTGGAGCGTGTTGGATATGTAGCCGTTGCAATCGGCGTGGAGGAGCTGATCGTCGCTGGTGCCGAAAACTTTGTAGCTCTTGAGGTAGGACGA